AAGGATATTAGTTTTACCTGCGTTAATTGTGGACACTATAATAATATTAAATTACAAGGAATGTCTGATTTTTTTTAGTTTGCCTCTCTCATGAAAGTCTCATAAACTTTTACAAGAGTAATTTCAGGATGATGCAGGATCATAATTATTCATTAAGTGAACTAGAAAACATGATACCTTGGGAACGAGAAATTTATGTGATGCTTCTTGCTGATCATATAAAAGAAGAAAACGATAAAGCAAAAGATCGTAAAAACGGTCTTATGTAATAGAAAGAATAGATATGGCAACTATAGAACAGTTAACACAGCAGCTCATTGATGTAAATAAGGATCAAGTTGTAGTCAATGAAGAAAATGTTGATGCAATTGATAATCTTACAAAGTCAGTTAATAAACTTCTTAAGTTTCAAAAAGATCAAAGTAAAAAGTCAGGTGCTGATTTAGAAGCTCAACGAGAATCTAATAGAACAATGTCAAGAACCACCACTAGTAGTGGCGATGTTAGTACTGCAGGGGGAGGCTTTGGCTTTGGCAAAATGGTAGCTACTGTTTCTGCTTGGGCAGCAAATTTTATCTTAAAATTTAAAAAATTCTTTAGTATGTTAAAAAGTCTTTTACTTATTGGAGCAAGAGCTACAGGTATCGGAGGTCTTATATTCTTAATTTATCAGACGTTTAAAGATATTGGTGATAATCCTATGTTCAAAGAAACAATGGAAAAATTAACTAAATTATGGAATGAAGATATTGGCCCTCGTCTTGAATGTTTTAAAGATTTAGTACAAGACTTTTTTCTTAATAGTTTAAATGTAGTAATTGATTCTGCTGAATCTATATTTTCTGGACTCGATGCGTTAATGGATGGCGAATGGAAACTAGGAATGAAAAATTTATTAAGAGGAACATTGGGATATGATTACGATACTGGAAAATTTGTTAACGAAGGTATATGGGGTGTAATTAGTGCATCCATAACTGGAATTTTAGGAATATTTGGTATTGAAACTACGCCAGCAGAATTAACAAAGGAATTGAACGAATCTATTACTAAAACCATTTCTTCAGTTACTGGATGGATTACTGGAATTGTAGACAGCATAACTACTTGGGTTGATGAAAGTAGCCAAATGTTAGGAGATGCCTGGGAAACTACTAAAACTTCTTTTAAAGAAAAGTGGGAAGCGTTTTCTGGATTCTTTACTATTGATATTCCACTCTGGCTTAGTTCTCGTAAACTAGATTTTGATTTATGGCTTGGTGATCTCAAAATATCTTTCACTAAGAAGTGGGAAGCGTTTTCTGGATTCTTTACTGAAACAATACCGGGTTGGTTTGAAACTACAAAAGATAAATTTGTAACAGCATGGGACGCTAGTAAAGATTTACTTAAAACTAAGTGGGATGAAGTAGTAAAATTCTTTACTAAAGATGTACCAAAATATTTTACTGATTGGCTTGCTACTGCTGTTGAAAACGTTATAGATCCAATTGCTGCAACCTGGGCCAGAGTAGTTGATTGGTTTCTCAAGGTTAACACCGATATTACTACAAAATATGAAGAGATTAAAGCTTTCGGTTTGAATATAATATCTGGAGTAAAAGATACTTGGTGTGATGTTGTTGAATTCTTTACTAAAACTATTCCAGATAAAATGAAAGAAACTTGGGAATCAATAAAAGCTTTTGGAGTCAATCTGTTAGGTACCGCAGAAACAGGTCTTAAAATGTATTGGGATTTTCTTGTTGATTTTTATACCGTTAAAATACCAGCCGCAATGAAAGCAGTATGGGAAATAATAAAAGCAGGTGGCACAGGTATATTAGATAATATTAGCGCAAAATGGGAAAGTCTTAAATGTTTCTTTATTGATACAATTCCAGAAAAAATTAGTAATTTTTTATCACCTCTAGAAAATTTTGATATAATGGCCAAAATTACTGAAGGCTTTGCTACAGTTAAAACCTTTTTTACAAAAACAGTTCCAGATAAGATTGCTGAATTTGATCCACTTAAAGATTTCGATTTAATAGGATCACTTACAACCTCAATATCTGAATTATTAGATTCAATTGTAAGTATTATTCCAAGTGGTGAAGCAATTAAGAAAATGTTAATAAATGCTGCTAAGCTAATTCCACAAGGGGAAAAGATATTAAAACTAGCAGGATTAATACCAGATCCTGAAGCAGAAGCGGCAGCCGCGCGAGCTACAGAAGTTGCAATGAATTTGCCAGCTGAACTTAGCGGTGCGAGTATGGATGGTACCAAACTGGGCACACGTTCTTTGACTTTAGCAAATTTAGAAAAAGCAAAACTTGAACGGGATTATGGTATGTCAGCGGCCTTAGCTAGAAAAGAAGGAGCTAATCCTGATCTTGCTCGAAGACTTGCAAAAGAGTTAAATCCAGTGATAGCCAAACGTGAACAAGATATTAATGACGCGCTTCGTTTGGCCGCCGCTGTGGCAGCCTCCCAAGCAAGAGAACAAGCACGAATAGATCAGCAAATGTCGAGAACAGTGCAAGAAGGATCAGTGTATACCACAAATAATTATGTTGCTGCATCTCAAGGTTCAACTGATACTGAATTAAGTTGGGTAGAACGATTTTTTCTGAAATGACCTAAATGGAAGAATTAAAAAAAAATGCCGGCAATTAAGCCGGCATTTCTCAGTTATATAGTTATATTTAATCGTTAACTAAATTAGCAAAATGTGACATGATATCGTCTTCATCATCTGAACTAGCTACAGCACTCATTGCAGGTTCAGGAGCTGATTTAATAGGTGGCGCTACTTTTTCTTCTCCAAGGCTACGCTCTTGGGCCACAGTGGGAGCTCCAGCAACTGCTGATTCTCCAAGTACACTCATCAATTTAGTTTTTAGCTCTGTATAAGACTTATACTTAGTAGGGTCAGTATACTCAGCCAAATCATGCATTGAATTGTAAATACCTTCAAGTTTTGCATCATCATCAGAAAGTACTTCTTGAGAAGCAAATTCTGATTTATCGTAGTTGCGATAACCTTCAACATCCCGAATTTTTAGTTTGAAGTTAGCACCAGTCCAAAAATCAAATGGATTGATTGGTTCTTCATCTGCAAATTCTGGCTGCATTGCATCCATTAGTTTATCAAAGATTTTCTTACCATATTGATAGAGAAATACCTTACCTTCATTGGCAGGGTTACCCGGATCAGATACGATAAGAACGTTTGATACATAATGCAAACGACGTTTTTGGTTACGAGCGGTTGTCTTATCAGACTCAACACCACTATTCCAAAGACGGCTATTGACTTCACCAACTGGATCATCTTGTCCAATAGATGTAAGTGATCGTTCAATGTACCATTTACCAGTTGGGCCTTTAAAGCCATGATCCCAATAACGAACCCATGGCAACTCAGAACCTTCTGTAGCTGGGAGAAAACGAAGAACAGCATAACCATTATTCTGTTTATCGACTGTAGGTTTCCAAATACGATCATCTGTGTATTTGTTTGTAGAACCGCCAGCAGATTCTGCTGCTGCTACAAGTTTATCAATTTGACCACGGTTCCGTTTTAGATTTGCAAAAGACATATTATATTCCTTATATTTGCTGAATTGTGTTTTGTATTAACTGAATTATTATACCACATTTTTGACATGAAGTATACCTTTATTTATATTATTTTCTGACAAAAATAACTGTCTCTTTACCAGTGTCAGGATTAACTGATGGAATTGCAACATGACCTTCTGGAACAGGTTGTGTTCCAACATATTCCCATTTTAGACCGGCTGCTTTATTGGCATCACTTACTGCAAAAAAATCCTCATTTTCATTTGCAAATAGGCCAAAAATCATAATTAGTTCAAACATTCTTGTTTTCCTTTGTGTGTTTATATAGTTGATAATAGTAGTCAAAAGTTACTGGATAGTTGTCTGGATCGGGTAGCACTCCTTTAAACATTTTAATAAATTCATTTATTTCTTCATTGCTCATGATTACACCTTAAAGCACAATACCATTCCCAAAAATAATAAGCATTTAAGAACATTGCCCCTACGATTATAAGGTTACTAGAAAGATTAATTGCAATATATGAAAGTATATCTGCAAATATGTATATTACTATATAATCCCACCATCTTATCATTCGAATAGCAATTCATTTTGTTTTGGTAAAAAATTAAGACTCATTGCTTCAGCTTCAATTTTTTCTCGAATCACATTTGATATAAACTTTTTTACATCTTGTGGATCAATATTAGTGATCTTACATGTCTCAATAACAGCGTCCATATATGATAATTTTTTATTAACAACTTGTTCTTCAATTAACTTACCAAACTTGGCTCTGTTCATGAACTTAACTTCTTCTTGCATAATCATCCTTTCTATTTAGCCATAACTCTAACAAGGATAGTATCCTTATTGATGCGACCATTTACTTTATCTTTAGTTTTAGTCGTGAGCTCAGACCATTCTTTTCTAATTTGATTTGCAGATTTTGTCAAAACCGCTTTTATAAAATCATCCGGTTTGCGAAGTTTAGTACTACGTGAAAGATCAGCATCAAGGCCTAGAATAGTAGTACCCTTTACTTCAAAACCAATAGATTTTTGGCATACATATTCTGTTAGCTCTTTGTATTTTACATTAAAGGTATATAAACGCATTGCACCAATTATAGAAGTTGGATGGATTGAAGTGAGCTTATATTCTTTTGACTCTTTTGCATAATTAAGTTTTTCGACTTGCTTATCTGCAGTTTTAACTTTTGGCTTACGAGTAGTACGCAATGCCTTTTTTGATGCCATGAATTTATCAGTATCGTTTACAAGTTGATTAAGAAATTCAAGATATTTTTTACGTTCTGGAACAGAAAGATGTGAAAATGCTTCAACCAAATCTTCGGTTTTATCTTCAACTAATTCTTTTGCTTCATTACGAATAGGTGTATAGTAATCCAAAACAGCTTTGGCTGTATTATTTGCAGCATCAACTTTTTTTAATTCATCATAGAGTGAATACTTCATGCATTCCTTATGATTTTTAGGATCATATTGATCAAGAACATGTTCAACTTGGCCAATAAATTCTGATGTTTTTTCTTTTAAAATTTCCTGTATAGTTTTTCTTTGAGGTGATGGATCATCAGCAAGGTCAGCTTTTCTAGCAATGTTTTTCTTTCCACGGCCAAGAATTTCTTTCATATGGCGATTTAAACATTCTTCGGCTTTCCACCACATTGGAAATTCTTTATCCATTTCTTTCCAAGCAATAGTAGCAGCTACAAAAGGTAAACCAGTAAAAGCCCATTCAGGTGCTTCAAGAGCAATCTTAGCCTGATCCTTTGGCATAGTTGTTTTAATATAAGACTTAATCTTTGATGCAATATCTTTTTTATCAAGATCAGTACGGCAATAGTCGTTAAAATCACGAAAGTTTCCCATTGGCCCAGCAGTAAATCCAGTTGACTTACGTCGGGAAAATGTTTGCTTGACTTTAGCTTTCTTTGTAAGCTTACGAGTTACCATTATTAAAGTCCTCTATTTTGATTAAATCATAATCTCCATCATCCATTTCTTCGTAATGAATATAGCCATCATGACATAGTTTAGTTATTACAAGATCAATTATGCCTTCAACGTTTTCTTCTTTTGCGCTTCTACGACCAATAATATAGGATGTAATAATAATCCCACTTACAAGTAAACCAAGTTCAAGCATAGTTATCTCCTTAACATATGACTATAATAACATATATAAGAGCGATTGTAAACCCTTAAATGCATTTTTTTTATTTTTTTTATGATTTACCTGCAGTAACATATGAGCCTTCAGCCATATCATACGCCGCTACTAATTCTTTTAACATGTATGGTGATATTACCACAATATTAAAATCATCGTCATCAGTGTATTGACGAATATAACAGAGTTCTTCGTCAACTATAATTTCAACATCATCGGTTTTTCCATTATTATCTAAAATGGTAATAATACTATGATCATATTTATGTTCAACTGTAATCATAATTTTCTAAGTAAACCTTTTAATTTTACAATTTCAGCATTAGTAAGAGCTGCGTGAGGGACTTTTAGAAGTCGATTCACTGCATTAATGATAAAGTCTCTATCGTCTTGATTCATTTCTTAGCAGTCTTTCTTAAGCTCTTAAGGGCCTCTGAGATGATAGTTGGATATTTTCCAATGTAACTGCCTGCTTCTAAAACATCCTTGCTTAGTAGATGTTTATGATAGTGTTCAATATTGTCCCATTGCTTCAGGATATTTTTTGCTAATTTATCATAAAAATCATCAGACAATATTGGATCGTCTTTCTCATAATAAGCATACGATGCCATAAGATAATATGGCACCGTCATATTTACATTATTAGTAATTATTCTAATAACATGTTTATCTAAAATCATCTACGCATACTCGCCGCATCAACTGCTGCCTGTTTGTTGTCTTTACGAATTGGCATAAGATTACTTTTGTGTGTTACAACAATACCAGCAATCTCATTACCTGTATATTTATTCGTTTCTTTTAGCGTACCATTATCAATACTATTTGATAATTGATCTCTTGAAACTTTAAATTTTGGGCGCTCATGACGATAGTCTTGTTTAGTACCTTTTACACCCATACGATCAAGAAAAGCTTGATGTTCAGCTTCTC